TATTGTAAATGCAATCAAAGCGAGAAAGAAACTTACTCAAGAAGATAGAGATACTCTTTACCAAGGACGTATTAATCCAATTGCAACTTTCTCTGATGTTGGAACCGTAATTTGGGGTAACAAAACTTTACAAGTAGCTCAATCAGCACTTGATAGAATCAACGTAAGAAGATTATTACTTCAAGCTCGTAAATTGATTTCAGCAGTATCTGTAAGATTATTGTTCGAACAAAACGACCAAAAAGTAAGACAAGATTTCTTAGACGCGGTTAACCCTATCTTGGATGCAATCAGAAGAGACAGAGGTTTATATGATTTCCGTGTAACAGTTTCGTCTGACGCAGCTGATTTAGATAGAAATCAAATGACTGGTAAGATATATGTCAAACCAACCAAATCATTAGAATTTATAGATATAACATTCTATATTACTCCAACCGGAGCTTCTTTTGAGAATATATAATAAATAAAATTATGACCCATTGTAATAGTGGGTCATAATAAGCCTTAATATAAAGATATGTTAAAAAATAAAATAAAAGAAGGTATTGATGACTTTGGTACTCCTGATGAAAAGTATTACGCGTTTGATTGGGATGACAACATTGTATCGATGCCGACAAAGATAATATTAAAAGATGAAGATGGTGATGAGGTAGGGATGTCTACTGAAGATTTTGCAACGTATAGAGAAGAAATTGGTAAGGAACCGTTTGATTTTGACGGACATACTATTGTTGGGTTTGGTGAAGAACCTTTCCGATATTTTGGTGTAAAAGGAGATAGACAATTTATAATTGATTCTATGTTAGCAAAACCGGGACCGGCTTGGCCAGATTTTATTGAGGCGATTAACAACGGGTCTATATTTTCAATAGTAACCGCTAGAGGACATACACCCTCAGTATTAAAAGAAGCTTGTTACAATTATATAATATCAAATCTTAACGGTATTGATTCAAATGAGTTAGTTAAAAATTTAGAAAAATATAGAGATTTAGCTGATGAAGATAATGTCTCTAAAAGAGAGATGATTAGAGAGTATTTGGATTTATGTAAGTTTTATCCCGTTACTTATGGTGAAGGTTCTGCAACGAACCCGGAAGAAGGTAAAATTAAAGCGTTAGATGAGTTTTCTGAATATGTTTTAAAAATGTCTCAATACATTCAAAAACACGCATTTTTAAAGAATAAAATAAATAATTACTTTGTCCCTAAGATAGGTTTTTCAGATGACGACTTAAAAAATGTGGATGTTGTGAAAAAACATTTTGAGAAAGACCCAGAAAATATTATTAAAACATATTCAACAGCAGGAGGAATTAAAAAAGAATATTAAAATATTTATTATTAATAACTAATAAATAAAAATTATTAAATAAACTATTAATATTAAAACTAGGATTTCTAGAATGATAGATTTTTTAATTCTAAAAGTCAAGAGAAAAAAATTAAATAGGTTATATTTATAATAAACAAGATAAAAAATAAAAATTAAAAAACAAATAGAAAATGGCTGATTTATTAATGAAAATGCCCATACCGTATGAACCAAAAAGAAAAAACAGGTTTATTGTACGATTCCCTTCTACTTTAGGGATTAATGAATGGTTCGTAGAAACGGCTGCTAGACCACATATAACAATTAAAGATATTGAGATACCCTTTTTAAATACTTCAACTTATGTTGCTGGTCGTTTTACTTGGGGAACAATTCAAGTTAAATTTAGAGACCCTATTGGACCTTCAGCGTCACAAGCTCTTATGGAGTGGGTTCGTTTATGTGCTGAGTCAGTAACTGGTCGTATGGGATACGCAGCGGGGTATAAAAAGAACATTGACCTTGAGATGTTAGACCCAACAGGTGTTGTTGTAGAAAAATGGATTTTAGAAGGTGCTTTCTTAAGTGATGTTAATTTTGATTCATTAGGTTATAGTGACGACGCAATTGCGAGTATTTCTACAACAATTCGTATGGATAGATGTGTATTAGTTTACTAAAATGTATCGAGGGTTAACACTTGAAAAAATTCGTAATTCCCCAACATTCAGTGATGAAAAATGGGTGTCAGTAAATGAACCAAAAGTATATTCTAAAATACTTAACTTAACAAAACATATGAATAGTGATTGCGAATTTATGTCTCGAATAGAATTTATAAGTAAATTAATTTCTGAAAAAAAAATATGTTTATTACATTTTGCATAAAACCCACATAACGTGGGTTTTTTTTATTTTTGAACTTTATATAAAAAAAACATATCTTATTATTTATAATAAAAAGAAAATTATATGGAACAAAATTTAATAGATGCTGGAACACAAAACTTCAGTTTACCACACGATGTGGTTCAACTACCAACAGGAGGAGTTTTTTATAAATCAAAAAAGAAATCTGTCAAAATTGGTTATTTAACAGCGAATGATGAAAATTATTTAATTGGTGCTAGTCGTAGTAGTGAAAATATTATATTGAAATTATTACGAAATAAACTGTATGAACACGACTTACGTCCTGAAGAACTTTTAGATGGTGATGTTGAGGCGATTTTAATATTCTTAAGAAATACGTCATTTGGTTCTGAATATAGTATTAATTTAATTGACCCTGGTACAGATAAACCATTTGTTGGTACTGTTGTATTAGATGAATTAAATATTAAAAAAACAGAGGTTAAACCGGATGAGGATGGTACATTTACAACTAAATTACCAAGAACGGGAGTTACGGTAAAATTAAGACCAACAACTTTTTACGACACAATTGAATTAGATAAACAGGAGGAACAATATCCAATTGGTAGACAAGCCCCAAAAATTACTTGGAAATTATTAAAACATATTGTTGAGATTGATGGTGATTCGGATAGGTCAAATATTAGTTTATTTGTTGATTCAATGCCAATTATGGATTCTAAATACATAAGAAGTTTTTTAAGAGAAAATGAGCCGTCATTGGACTTAAAAAGAAGTGTAATCGCCCCTTCAGGAGAATTGGTATCTTTCGAGATTACCTTTGGGGTGGATTTTTTTCGACCTTTCTTTTAATCATAGACAATTATTAATTGAGGAATATTTGTATTTGGCTCAATCAATACACGTATCATATTCGGATTTCCACTTAATGCCGACATATTTTAGAAAACACTTAATAAATCGAGTAATCGAGAATAACACACCAAACTAGTGATTTAAAAACTATGTTTGGTGTATTTATTTATAAACACATTTAATTATGGCAGATATAACACCGGGAACACCGGGAACACCAGCATCCGGAGACGCAACAAGAGGATTGGGAGAAGCTATTGGTTCTAATTTTAATCCTGAGACAATTGCTAAAGTAGTATTAACACTTGATAAAGCGTCAAGTGAAATGCTTAAATCGTTTGGTCGAGGTCAAGAGATGGCGGACATATTACGTATTAGTATGTCTAATTCCGTTACTGAAGTTAGAAAATTAGGTGGTGATATTGCCGATGTTCTTGCAACTCAAAAAGCCGCTTCTGAAGCATTAGGGAGAAATGTTATATTATCTGAAAAAACAACTAAAGATTTATACGCTACGTTTAAAGTAACGGGTGTTGAAGTTGGTAAAGTTGTTGCTGGTATGGCTGACGTTGGTATTTCATCGGTAAAAGCAACTAATGAAATGTTAAAAGTTGTTAATGTTGCAAGAGAGTCGGGAGCAAATGCTCAAGCTGTGTCGGCTAAAGTTATTGATAATATGAACGCACTTAACAAATATAACTTTGCTGGTGGTGTTGAAGGATTGGCTAAAATGGCTGCTCAAGCAACATCATTAAGAATTGATATGTCTCAAACATTAGGTTTTGCGGAAAAAGTATTTAATCCTGAAGGGGCGATTGAGGTTGCTGCGGCTATGCAAAGATTAGGTGTCTCTCAAAGTGCATTATTGGACCCATTAAAATTAATGGATTTATCTCAAAACGACCCCGCTGAATTACAAAATCAAATTGCTCAAATGAGTAAACAATTTGTTCAGTTAGGTAAAGATGGTCATTTTGAAATTATGCCGGGAGCAAAAAGACAGTTGAGAGAAATTTCAAGTGCTATGGGTATATCTTACGACCAATTAACCAAAATGGCGTTAGGTGGTGCGGATTTAGATAAGAAGTTAAAAGAAATAACATTTCCAAGTGCGACTGAAGACCAAAAGAAAATGATTGCCAATATGGCGGAAATGGGTGAAGGTGGAACTTATGAAATCAAAACTGCATCAGGAGATACAAAAAAAGTTAGTGATTTAACACCTGAAGAAATAAAGGCCCTTGAAAAAATGGCAAGTGCCAAACCGGAGTCAATGGAAGATTTGGCAAAACAACAATTATCTGCAACTCAATCTATTGCCGCGGCAATTAATAGTTTAGGAGATAGAACAGGTTTAGGTTTAGCAAGTAGTAAAACTGCGGGTGGGATATTAAAAGCAACAAGAGCTGTTGCTACGGCAGGTTCTGAAATACCGGGAGAGGGATTATCGGCAAAAAATATTGGAAAAGGGATTGATAAAGCGGCGGATACATTAACCGGAGCTGTTGCGGAATATGCAAACACAGGAAAAATATCTGCTAATTTAGGAACAATTATGAGTGATTTTGGTAGTTTTATTAGTAAAGAACTAACGGATTCATTTTCAAACGTTAAAGCACAAGCTGATAAACTAGATAAAGAATTTCCATTATTTGGTGATATTGCTAGAGCAACACAAGTCGCTATGGGTACCGCACAACCTAGAAATGCAACATCAAATATACCAACAGGTAGTGTGGGGACAAATAGTATGAATGGTGCACAATCATCGACTCAGAAATCAACAATGGATGTTAATTTAAATGTTAAGGTGGATTCTAATTCTTTAAATATTGATACAAAACAAATGGAACAAATTTTAACAAATCCAGCGTTTATGGAAAAATTAACAGTTAGTGTTCGAGATGGTATGGCTAAAATGAATCCTGTTAAATAAAAATGAATCACATTAAAAATAGGTTATTAATCTATTTATAGT